CTTAACTGTCCAGCCGTCCCACTCATATTCTCCGCCAAAGTTGTCGAGGATGGAGCCTTCCACACCTCCAAGTCTTGACCGGAGGGATGCTGGAAGCGGTGTCGTGTAGTTCCCAACCGTTGTATCGTCCGTCCAGAAATCAAATCCGCAGGGTTCGATGGCGTCATGCTTCAGCCGTTCAAAAGCCTGTGCTGCCGTCGTCGCCGGTGTGAGATCTGCCTTGACCGGAATGAAGGACAGCTGGTAGGACACATGCCTTGCTGATATCGTCGTGATGCCCTTCATGGGCTTGGAGATCTTATAAATCCGAAACGGCTGCTCCTTCTTCCCATCTGCCGGGACAGCAAAGATGATCCTCTCCTTCAGGATATCCTTGTAGTGGATACCGCTGACAGGATAGGTCATCTCCAGCTCGAAGGACCCGTTTCTTTCTTCTGTCACCGTGCAGGAGATCGCATCGTAGAGCCTGCCGAGGCCGTTTGACGTAAAGTCCCTCTCTCCTGCGTCGTATAAAACAGGTATCATACAATCCACCACCTTGGTATGAGTTCAATCTTCGTGATTCCCTTACCGAGCGTGATCCCGTTATCTCCCGAAGCAAGTACAGGGAAATCTCCTGAGGTAAGGGAGATCAGGCTGTTGCAGTTCGTCGCTCCATAAGATGCGTCCATGGTCTCGCAGTCCACTTCAACATATGGATAAGTGTTGCCCTTCACCTCGATCGTCTTCTGTCCGATACCTGCGGTACCATTTCCGTAGATCAGGATGATGGGCTTGGCAGGAAAGAGCGTGTTATTCCGGATCTCGCCGTTTGAGGTAAAAGTGATCTTCTTCTCACCGGACTTTAAAAACCGCTGCGGTTTGCAGTTAAACGTGATGTCGAATGTCCCTGCGATATTCCCGATTTCCTTCACAGAGAGCGGCCCTTCGAACATGGCCATTCGGTACTCATCCGGGTGATAGGTATCTTCCAGTCTCCTGTATCCTGTCCGGGTCAGAAGGAAGCTCCGGAGAGCAGCCACGTTGTTCCTGAAATTCTTCACGATGCCTGCCGGATAGGTGAGAGAAACATTCTCGAATCTGTTGTTATCAAAGACCAGATCCCCCGACCTTCCCGGCACAGACTGGATCTCGTAGTCCCGCTTCGGAGAGTCATACACTCCATCGCCTGAGATCTTGACCCCAAAGTCCATGCTGCTCTTTCCGTCAAAAACAAAATAGTTAAAAGGTCTCAAGCGAACACCGCCTCCTTCATATTCACCTTGCTGTTGATCCTGCTCTCGATGATGTCTGCCAGTTCATGAACGTCCTGACCGGGTGCGCCATAGACCGTGATGTTGATATCCCCGATCGTTGTTCCGGCTCCTGCGTTTCCTACTGCCTTCTGAATCATCGCCATCAGGCTGTTCACACCGACCACTGCTTCTGCTCCGGCTTCTCCTCCAGCAAGAAGTGAGTTGCCCTTCATGCCAAAGATTGTCGGTCCATTCAGAATCATCCCGTCTTCCATCGCCTTCTTATACCAGCTGATGGAGAAATGCGGTGCGGACGGAGGATTGATACCGAAATGACCGGAGATACTGATATGCGGAAGCTTCAGACTTGGCAGAGACCAGGAGAAGTGGAAGAATCCCTTGATCTTATCGATAGCTCCCCGCACTGCCTCTTTTGCCCCATTCATCTTGTCGGAGAAAGCACTCTTTATATCGGATAACTTCGATCTGGCAGTTGACAGAGCTTCCCCGAGCTTTCCTCCTGTCGTCCGATTGATCACATCAAAACCGGCTTTCCATATAGACTTATATCCGTCGACGGCTGTCGAAATTACACCCTTGATCCCGCCACCATGCTGCTGCACAACCGACTTGATCCCCGACCATACAGTATTGGTATTGGTCTTCACAGCGTTCCAGGCATTTGAAATATTGGTCTTGATCCCATTGAAGGTCGTGGTTGCCCCGGACTTCATGCCATTCCAGATATTGGAGGCCGCCGTCTTGATGTTATTCCAGGCCGTGCTTGTATTGGTTTTGACCGTATTCCATGTATTTGTAATATGAGTCTTGATGCCGTTAAACACTGTCTGAGCTCCGGTCTTCATACCGTTCCATACAGTAGAGACACCTGTCTTGATTCCATTCCATGCAGTCTCCGTTCCGGACTTGATGCCGCTCCAGAGCCCGGTAAAGAAAGACGCAAGGCCCTGCCCCACCGTCTTCACACTGGAGCACACCTTATCCCAGACTCCCTTAAACCACTCGGTAATCTGCCCCCAGTGCTTTATGATCTCGATGACTGCTACAACAGCTGCAACCACACCGGCAATGATTCCAATCATCGGAAGCAGGGAAATAGAGCTGAATGCGGTAAGCCCCGTAGAAAGACCGCCAACAGAAGTCATGACCTTTCCGATCACGCTGGTCACTGTCCCCGCCGCAGATACAACTTTTCCGACTCCAACGAGGATCGGACCGATCGCCGCAGCAACCAGAGCCGCCTTTACAATGAACTGCTGCATGGGTTCCGGCAGGTCATTCCAGAAATCCGAGAACTTCTTCAGAGCTGCCGCTGCCTGCTCCAGCATGGGAGCCAGAACTGTTGCGAGGGAGTTACCAACCTCCGCACCGGTCACCTTCAGCTGGTTCATCGTGGTCTTGAACTTGTCAATGGGGTCCAGCGTGTCGTTGAAGGTCTGCTCTACATTTCCCTGAAAGGAACTCATGTCAGAGGAGAATCCTGAGAGGGAGAGCTTGCCGGTCTGCATGGCATTGAAGATGGACGCACCAGCCTTGGAGCCAAAGAGGTCATAGGCTGCCTGCAGCTTCTCGGTATCCGACTTGTTGGAATTCATCGTATTGGAGAAATCTGAGAGGGCCTGATCCAGCGTCTTCCCATCATCGGCAGCGTTCTTCATGGCCTTCTTCATACCAGCCATCGCCGTTGACACATCCAGACCGGACATCTCGACATTTCCGAGGAACTGCGCAGATTGCGTAGCGTTTAAGCCCATGGCCTGAAGCTGAGCGGCATTCCCTGCAAGGTCCTGTGAGAGCTTATCCATAGAAAGCCCGGTTGCCTGTCCGACAGAATTCAGGACATCCAGCATCCCGCCAGCCTGTGAGGAATCCATACCAAATGCATTGAGGACAGAGGATACGTTGTCGATGGAGGTGGAAACATCGGTGTCATTGACTGAAGCGAACTCTACAAACTGCTGGGAGAGATCCTTTAAGGCATCACCAGTCAGCCCAAACCTTGTATTCACCTCACCAATGGCAGAGCCAGCCGTTTCAAAGTCTGTCGGGATGGTCGTAGCGATATCATTCGCCGCATTCTGCATGTCCTTTAAGGCCTGCCCAGCCGCACCAGTCTTGGTCTTTACAATATCTGCTCCGGCATCCACCTCGTTAAAAGCAGCTAAAGATGCTACACCGACTGCCGTAATCGGAGCTGTCACATGGGTAGAAAGTGAAGTCCCGACACCGGTGATCTTGTCTCCGATATCCTTCATCTTCTGCCCAGCCTGCTGAAGCTGTACACCGGCAACAGAACCCACCGACTTGTACTGCTCCTCGAGGCCTTTCAGAGACTGCTTGGTATCCTCGATCTCGCGGGTCAGGGCTTCCTGCTGTTTGATGGTCTCCTCGGTCTGGGGTGCATCCTTCAGCTGCTTTAAGGCGGCCTCTTCCTGCTTCAGCTTCTCCTTGGTATCAGAGATTGCCTGCGACAGGTACTTCTGCTTCTGGACAAGGAGATCTGTATTGCCGGGATCAATCTTCAGGAGCTTATTCACGTCCTTCAGCTGATTCTGTGTATCCTTGATGGACTTGTTTACATTCTTCAGGGCATCCGAGAGCTTTGTGGTATCGCCACCGATCTCAACAACAATCCCTTGAATCCTATTGGCCATGCTGACCTCTCCTCCTTAATCAGCAGAACATAAAATGCAAGCCTCCCGCAGTCTCGCCCTTTCCCTGGCAGACCATAAAAATACCGCCCTGACTCAAATTCAAGTCACGAGCGGCATGGTGAGAACTTGCATATATTTTCCCGGTTTCAAGGCACCTGACCTTTTTCTTAGGCCGCCCGACTTCCCGTTTCAATACTCTGCACCTATGCAATGAATTTTCTGACGCTGTACACCATTCCAAATTACCAACAGCATTGTTCGACGGATTGCCATCCTTGTGGTTTACCTGCGGAAGCCCTTTCGGATTGGGAAGAAATGTCTCAGCAACAAGTCTATGGACCAATGGCTGTTCTTTAACCCCTTCAATGGAGAACTTGACCTGCTGATAACCATTGTGAACATCATTTGGCTTTAAGATATGCCGCTTTAGACGATAAGGCTTCCACCGGCCATTTACCCATCTTGGCACATTCCTTATTCTACCCATATTGCTAGCCTCATAATAGCCTTCATATCCGGGTATTGGCTTCCATACCTCTTCCATGCAATGCTAACCTCCTTCCAGAAATTTGGGCATCAAAAAAGCACCGGCCTGCGAAAGGTCGATGCTCCTTGACAACATCCTGCCAAATTCCTATAATCAAAGCATAAAGAGAGCACTGCGACAAGCGGTTGGTCTCTAGTAAGGAATCAACTATTTATTAAACAGTCGTCACTTGCCCGAGTGGCGGCTGTTGCTTTTTACGATAATCGTCACGGTAAATTTACCGATATGAAACGTAATACGCATAGACATCACCTCCTTCCGGAAAGTGATGACCAACCGCCTGCCGTTATCCCAGTGCTCTCTGTCCCATAGGGACGTTTCCAGTTTACTATTTCCTTACCTGAAGTAATGAAGTAGCTCAAATATTTGAGTTGAAATTTATCGCCCCATTGCATATAATGTAGATGAAAGTAGTGGCAACACAATAACAGCGGGTGTATCTCAGCCCTAAATGAGAGATTTAGTAAGCGGGTGTATCTCAACCCTAAGTGAGAGATTTAACAGTGAGCGTTTCGCAGCTCTGAGCGCGAATGTAACATGGGGCAGTAATTCTGCCCCTTATTTTTTTTGGGAGGTTCTATGTCCATTAGTTTCTACGAGGTTGATCCAAAGTACATAAATTACCTTGCTCCTCATGAGCCACTACTATTTCACAATGCAAAACCGGGACAGGCTAATACTCGAAAGTATATCGGTGTTATTTTCCAAGTCGATAATTTTTCATACTTTGCACCACTCTCTTCATTTAAGCCAAAACATGCAAAAATGAAGGAAAGCATTGATTTTATGAAAGTAGGAAGATATGCGGTAATCGATATTAACAACATGTTTCCCGTGCCAAATGGTGTCGCGAAAAGAGTGGACTTTTCAAATGTCAGTGATCCTGCTTACCGCAACCTGCTCCTTGCTGAATACAGGATCATTAAGAAGCGTCAAAACTTAATTACGAAAAACGCTCAAACCGTCTATAACCTCAAGATTACTAAGCCAAACAACCCCATTTCAAAAAGATGCAATGATTTCAAACTGCTTGAACAGCTCTGCCAGAATTCCCAGCCATAATCACCAGTTATCAAATTATCACAACTAAAAACATATCTCCAC